TTGCGTTCGCTAACGTTCGCTTGCGTTCGCTTTTTGGCGTTTTCGGAATTTGCCTTGCATTTCGCGTTGTACTGGTCTTGAGCTGCCCTTATATTGCGGGTGATGAACCGATACGCAATCACTTCCTTGCCAGTGAGAGGCTCGGGCCGTTCTGCTCCTTCGCAATAAGCGCAAAGAGCATACATAAGCCGTCGAAACTCACCGTCCGAAAGGTCGGACGTATCTTCCATATACCCGGGATAAAAAGGGATATATTTCAATTCAGCCATATTCAGTTGTCCTTCTCTTGATGGCAGTGCATATAAATGTACTCGGAATGCGCTGTCATGTTCTGGTATAGCCAATCGTCGGCTTTTTCTTTACTCAAATGCTCGTGCATCACGCGCTTTTCATACACAAACTCGCCGTTAATTTTCTTTTCGGCTATGCGGTCTTTAATGTCCGCTTCTGTGTAGTTGGCTTCGACGAGATAGAGATTATAGCCTTTGGCTGTTATTCCGTTCAGATTGTTTGCGTCGGTTGCATAGAACAATCTTTCAACGGGAGGCTGCGGCAGCTCTATATGCCAGCAGCAATTTTGTACATCATGCTTTGTTTCCTGCGCCTTAATTCTGCACAGATTCTTGTAGTTGTACCAGCGTTCTGTTCGTATCACGTCAATCTGGCTCATTTTAACGCCAGCATTCACGAGGGCTGCACATAACCACACACAGCACGCAAAACGCAATGTGGGCCGCTCTCTGGCGAGCCTGCGAAGCGTGGCGGGGTTGAAGTGGTCGCCGTGGATGTGTGTGAGCAATACGAGCTTCAAGCTTTTGTAATCGTCTGTCAGCTGAGAAAATGGAATGCCGCAATCAATCAGTATTGAATTTTGAATGAGTACGGCGTTCCCTTGGCTCCCAGTTGAAATTATCTTGCAGTCCATCTCACAGGCTGCTCAAGTCGATTTTCTTGGGTTCAGCAGGCTGGGAAGGAATTTGCGCTGCTGCCTGTGGCTCTTCAAGCTGCTGGGGCGATTCTTCCTCAACCTGCGGTACAAGCTGGCCGCTTTCTGTTTCATCAATCACACGGCTGTCGGATTCATACGCGACCTGCATATCAACGCTCATAATGCCCCATTTGGAAATCAGCTGCCGAAGCATTGTTTTTTTTGCCATACTGTCAAAATCTTTGTACCAAAAAGAACTGTATTTCCACATCTCGCCCTGTGGGATATTCCCGGCAATCAGATTCTCGTAAGCCTTGCGGCTGAATGCTGCGCTATATCGGTCAGCGTGGTTCATCATTTTTTCTTTCGACCAGTACAGCACCTTGCGGAATCCGTTCAAATATTCAAAGCTTGCCATGTATCCGATAACAGGCAGGCGCTCCCACTCGTCATCATCTTCAAGGAACTGGAAGCGGGGATCGCCGGTCATCGGGTCGCGGCCTTTGTACTCACCCTGCTTTACGATCTCAACATTGATGCTCTTGTATTGACCGCTGCGTAATGCCAGCTGAACGTAACCCTTATATCCAAGCACGAACTGCGCATCCTGTATGCCTTTTTTCTTGTTGTTGAAAGGAACCAGATAATACTGTCCAAGCTGCGGGGACGGGGAAAGGTTAAGGCTTTCGCCCAGCAACGCGCCGGAAATAACGGTATTCCGGTCGCAGTTTTGCAATTCCTGATTAACCGATACCGCGCTCACAATGCTTGCCGTAAACCGTGCACATCGAGCCGGGTCGTGCAGGGCGTTAGCAATCAGTTTTTGCATGGACGGTGTATTTACCGCCACGGAAAAAGGCATTTTCTGCTGTACCATTTGATTAGATGTCGTCATAGCTCATACCCTCCTGCATAATGAACTGTTTCAGTTTCTTCAACTGTTCGATGGTGCCGCGAACGGCAAACTTTACTTCATAGACGGCAGGCTGTGTTTCCTCCGGCTCCTGCACGGCTGCTGGCTGTTCTTCCTCAGGTGCAGATACCTCTTCAACAGGCGGCGCGGCGTCCTGCTGCGCTTCTTCAATGGCCTGCTGCACCTTTTCTTCTGCCGCCTGCTGCTGTTCCAGTGCAGCGCGGCGCTCGGCCTCTTGCTGCTTTTGCAGTTCGATTTGCTCATGCCGAGCGCGAACCGTACTTAATGCAAGCGCAACATTCAGCGATTTCTTATATTCAACCAGCAACTCGGCGGCGTCCTCATGGCGGGAAAGCTCCTGCACCTCTTCGGCGATTTTAAGAACCGTCGATGCAAGCGCGGCCTTTGTGCCGTTCACGCTGGTAGAAAGCCCGATTTTAAGGTTCATCTGCTCAAAACGCAGCCAGGGCAGATTATTTGCTTTGCAAAGCTCGTCAAAGTAGCTCTGTACGGCCTTGACCTTATCGGCCTTCAAGCCTGCTTCTACCTCATCAATGCGGCGCTTAAGCTCGGCATCTGCCTTCTTGTACGGGTCGGAGATGCAGTCCTTATAAACCGCTTCAAACCGGTTGTACGGCTCCATGATGGCTTCTTTAACGCGCTTTCGATCTTCTTCCATCGATGCAAACTCTTTGCCCAGTTCCGTGCGGATTTTCTTTACATCTCCGCGCGTTTCTTCCGTGCAAACAAGTTGCATCGCGTTCTTCGTGCGGGTCTCTATATCGGCTTTCACAAGCTGAAGATGCTCTTCGATAATGGGCAACTGTTTCAGCGTGATTACCGGCATTTTCGTTTCCATTTGTCAAACCTCCATGTATTCGAATCTGCGCATGCTCTGGCTCATCCCTGTTTCAGCGGAAAGCGTAAGGTCTCGCATCTGCTGATATTTGATGAAGTCTGGCGTAGAGCGGTCATGTATAATCTGTTGCATGGCCTGAAAGTGTTTCTGGTATTTATCAGGGGCGTTGTCCTCAAATGCGGTTCTCATTCTCTCGCAAGTCATCTTTATCCCTCTGCTGCAACCGCAATCGGGATGCCGAGCGCGGTCAAAACTGTTTTCACGTCCAAATCATCGTAGCGGTAAATCGCGCCGTCGATGTCTACAATCTCGTCGCCCTCGTAGTACGGTACGCCGTCAGCGTCCGTTCCAATCGGTTCATCATCATAGGGCGGAAAGGGGTTGTCTTGATGGCCCCAAAAGCTAGTCATTTGTCGGCCTCCTGATTTTCTTCCTCATCAGAAAAATGCAGCTCCATCAAGTCGGCAATCGCAAGGTACTCTTTGGCGTATTTGCTGTCGCCGTGAGTTTTCTTGACGATCTCACGGAACTTCGCCAAATCACCATAAAAGCAACCACACTGTACGCGGAGAATTTTATCCTTGCATCGGAAAAATGTGGTCGCGCGGAAACATCGACCAAAGCCTGTAACGACGGAAAAGTCTGCATTGCCGGAGACCAGCGCATTGCCGGAGACCCAGGCATTGCCATTGTTGGAGAGGTTTTCTTCTTTTTCAACAAAACCTCCCAGTTCGCCAGCGCTTACGTCGCCAAAAGAGACGAGAGCCTTAATACGGAACAGCTTCTTCCCGAAAACGTTCGTTACAAATTCGGAAATAAGTTCAAATTTCTTCATGGCGGGATGCCTCCTTAAAATACAGTCCGCACAGCAGATTCAGCACCAGCAGGGCGACGATGGTGGTGGGGATGTTGAGAGAACCGAGCGCAGCCAGCAGCAGCACCAAATCTGCGGTGATTGCCAGCTTGACGGCGGCACGGGGAAGTGATATAATACAGTTAGAGCTTTTTGCGATGCTCTGTTTTTTTGCCGTTTCGGTGGTGGTGCACCGGGGCGGCGTTTTTGTTTTGGTCATCATTCTTTGATTTCCTCCCATTCAAAGCGGCCCTTGCCGCTGTTTCTCCACTGCCCAAGACCGCGCTTTGCGCCGTAGTCGAGGCACTCACGAACCATGTCTTCAAGCTTAGGGTCGAGACATTCGATTTCAAATTCTGCTGTTGCACCTGCGGGAACGCTCTCCGACTTTGCGATGCTGACGCGTTCGCCCATCGGAGTTTGCGCCCGCAGGGGGCGCTCGCAAAAATCAACCTTCATGCCGTGCAGGTCGTAGGGAATCTCGCGCGGGGTTACGAAGATGAGTCCATCAATAGCCTGCTTGTACGCCTTGATGGATGCGCAAGCCTTGCCGCCTGCATAGCCAGCCTTGCCAGCTTTGGCAAGCATTTTGCAGCTGTCCTTGAACATGCCTTTTACCTGATAGTCGTACAGGAACGGTGTGCCGTCAGCGGTTTTGGGGAATACCGTAATGCGGTCTTCGGCGTTCTGGGCCTTGATATTGTCCACTTCTTCGGTGGTGAGGTCGCTGGTAGGTGCCTTACTGGCAATGTAAGTTGCGAGAAGTTCTTCATTACTTGGGGAAGAACCGAGAACTTCTTCCAATAGGGTGATTTTTACTTTCATGGTGGTTGTCTCCTTTTTTAATAGAATCGGTTGCTTTTCGGCGCCTTCGCGTCGAATCTCAATGCTATGCCTATGCCAAGCAACGTCGTGCCATTCCATGCCATCGCGTCGCAATGCAATGCCTTCGCGTCGAATTGCAGCACCCTGCCTCTGCCTTGCGCAGCTATTCCGAGCTATGCCTTTGCTGTGCTATGTACTTCCATTGCAATGCATAGCTATTCCTTATCATTGCCTTGCACATCTATGCCGATGCGACGGTTTGCGTAACGCCGCGCCGCGGGGAGGCGCATAGCCTCTGCGAAACGACGCGCAGCTGCGCTTGGCCCCTGCTTATCGTTGCCATGCCGCTGCCACGCAACGCCGAGCAAATCCATAGCTAAACAAGGATTGCACGGAGTTCTGCAAGCACGTTGTCGATGTGCTCTTCACGGGTAGGCATAGCGGCAGAAGATTTGCGCACATCCGCCACCGGGTAATACGTTGCAAATTCGTCAAGCGTGATGCCCAGTGCGGCGCATGCTTTTCCAACCTCTGGCCAGCGCCAATCATTGGCGCCGTTAATGCGGTTTGACATCTGCGTTTTAGACAAGCCGCAGACATCTGCAAGGCGCTGTTTGTTGTAGCCCTTGTTTTTGATAAGAGCCGTAAAAGCAAGGTTTGTCATGGTGGTCACTCCTTTCTTTCCGCGATCAGTTCACTTACAGCCGTCTCCATCTTTCTAGTTATCGGCTAGCAAGTAATCAATCGGCACGCCGAAATAGTCAGCCACTTTCTTTAGCGTCGTGATGCTGGGGCCGTAAGGCGATTTCTCCCACTTGCCAAGTGCGCCGTTTGAGATTCCGGCGCGTTCCTCAAGGATTGTGCGAGAAATATTGTTTTTTCGGCACAGCGCATCAATTTTCGAAATATTCACCTAGCAAAAGCTCCTTTCTAGTTGACTATTGCTAGAAAATATGCTACTATGAACTTGCGAGATTTATAACAGCATATTTTTAGCTAGTCCGCTGGATTTTAGGGGGCTTGGTTCTTTGTTGCCCTCTATGCTGTCTATTATACTAGCATTTATGCTAGATGTAAATAGTTTTCTAGCATTTTCTAGCGAATTAGCAATATGCACAAAGAAACGGTGTGATTTGTGTGCGATATGTTGAAAAAGCCAAGAAAATAGCAAAGAAAAAAGGAATTGCCTTCACGCATATTAGTACAGAGCTTGGGAAAAGTCGTGGCTATTTGTCTGAAATGCTAGCAAACGGGCGCGATTTGCCAGAGCATATGCTAGCCGATGTTGCTAGTTTGCTAGGAGTTACCGTTGCCG